TACATTACAGCCGACTTAGCTATCTCTGAAAAGGAAACTGCGGACTACAGCGTGTTTGTAGTCTCAGGCGTAGATGAAGAGAAGATGGTTCACATCAAACATGTGATCAAAGATCGTATGGACAGCCGAGAGATTGTAGATTTAATTCTATCTCTACAGAAAACATACAATCCAGAGTTGTTTGGTATCGAAGAAATGCAAGTTTCTAAGGCCATCGGCCCATTCTTACGTGAAGAAATGGTTAAAACAGGGGTATTTGTAAACTTATACCCACTAAAACATGGTGGAAAAGATAAAATTTCACGTGCAAGGTCCATTCAAGGACGTATGCGCGCACATGGAGTCAAATTTAACAAGGATTCTGATTGGTATCCTGGGTTTGAAGATGAGTTATGTAAGTTCCCACGGGGACGAAAAGACGACCAGGTAGATGCATTTGCGTATGTTGGTCTAATGTTAGATACATTGATTGAAGCACCTACCCAATTTGAGGTTGACGAGGACGAATACTTAGAGGAACTACATGGCAGCGACTTACAACACAACGGAAGATCAGCAATCACAGGATACTAATCCTGAAGCTGGGCTACAAAATACAAATATTGCCACTACTTTAGATAAAGAACGCCTGGCTAAAATAGGTTCAGAAGCCAAACAGGGTTTTGAACTAGATTTACTATCACGATCTGACTGGGAATCTGATTTAGATGACTGGATTTCTCTAGCTAAACAAGTTAGAGAAGAAAAGACATATCCTTGGCCGGGCGCAAGCAATGTTAAATATCCTTTGCTATCTACTGCTGCAATGCAGTTCGCAGCACGGGCGTATCCTAGCCTTGTTCCTGCTAACGGCAAGATTGTCACATCTAAAGTTATTGGAAAAGACCCTACTGGAGAAAAACTAGAAAAGTCTACACGTGTATCTTCTTTCATGTCATACCAATTTATGCATGAAATCCCTAATTGGGAAGAAGACATGGATAAGATGTTAATCATGTTACCCATTGTAGGTACAATGTTCAAAAAGACATGGTACGACAAAGCGGAAGACAAGATTAAATCTAGTCTAATCCTACCTAAAAACATTGTAGTTAACTACTGGACTAAATCATTAGATGAGTCAGAGCGCATCTCTGAAATCATTGAAATGTCCAAGCGTAAACTAAAAGAACGACAAGATTCTGAAGTGTTTTTAGATGTGGATTTGGGTGATCCACAACCACCTGAAGGTGCAGATGATGTGGCATATGACGACACTACTCCATACACACTAATCGAACAACACACATGGCTAGATGTGAAGGACAATGGTAAGTATGTCCCAGTGATAATCACTTTTGAGCGTTACTCCGGTGAGGTTCTAAGGATTATTCCACGATATAAAACTACTGATGTGGTACTAGATGAAAAAAACAACATCAAATACATCATCCCAACCCAAATGTACACCAAGTTCGGATTTATTCCAAATCCTGATGGTGGTTTCTATGACATTGGGTTTGGTGTTCTTCTTGGTCCTATTAATGAATCTGTTAACACGCTTATAAACCAGCAAGTAGACGCTGGTTCACTATCTAACCTACAATCAGGTTTTATTGGTAAAGGTTTACGACTACGAATGGGTGACGCTAGTTTCCGTCCAGGTGAATGGAAGCCAGTAAATGCTGCTGGTGATGACATCCGTAAACAGATTGTTCCTTTACCAGCTAAAGAACCTTCTAACGTTCTTTTTCAACTGATGGGGACTTTGATCACATCAGGAAAAGAGCTGGCTAGTGTAGCTGAAATCTTTGTTGGAAAGATGCCAGGTCAAAACACACCAGCAACTACAACTATGGCTAGTATTGAGCAGGGAATGAAAGTATTCACTGCTGTTTACAAACGTATTTTTAGATCACTTGCCGAAGAGTTTGGCAAGGTATTTGATTTGAATAAGACATATCTTGATCCAAATCATTACACTGAAGTCTTAGATATGGCTATTGGCCCTGATGATTTTGATGCTAATACTTGCGACATTCTGCCTGGTGCTGATCCCACCGCTATGTCACAAACAGAGAAACTATTAAAAGCACAAGGCTTGATGGAAATCTTACCAATGGTGCCTGGTATGCTTGATCCAATTAAAGTAATTGGACGAGTATTAGAAGCTCAAGAACAACCTAATTGGCAAGACCTATTTACACAAGAAGTGCAACAGTCCGGGCAACTACCTCCGCCCCCGCCTGATCCCAAGCTGATGGCTATTCAGGCGAAAGTTGAGGCAGATCAGCGCAAAGCTGCTGTAGATGTTCAATCTAAACAGATGGATATGGAATTAAAAGCACGCGACGCGCAACTCCAAATGCATATGGAAGCACAAAAACATGCCCAAGATATGCAAACGGAACAAGAGAAAACTATGAATAAAGCCGCATCTGATATTGCTATGGCTAATATTTTTGCAAGCACTGAGAGGGCTAAAGGCCAACAGCAGCTACAACAAAATGCACAAGCACATCAACAGAAAATGGCACAGGCTAAGGAGTCGCAATCATTAACCAAGAAGCAGCAATCCAAGAGTGGAAAGCCCACCCGATAACTAAAGAATGTAATCGGGAACTTAAACAACGATATAAAGATGTTTTAAGTGAGTTGGCATTTGTTGAACAAGATAAACTAGCATACAAGCAAGGTTATCTACAAGCAGTACAAGATATTTTAGAAGTATTTGAGGAGGCTCAATGAACATTACCCCAGTAGGTCATCGTATTTTAGTTGCACCATTTAAGCTACAGGAACATGACAAGGTTTTTGCGGCTGCACAGAAAGCTGGTATCGTTTTACCAGAATTTTCTGAACGTAAGGAACAAGTCAACGTTGATAAAGGTGTAGTTGTCGCCATCGGCGATACAGCCTTTAAAGATTTTGGCGGTGAGCCATGGTGTAAAGTTGGTGATACCGTTGGATATGTAAAGTTTGGTGGAAAATTTGTTCAAGACCCAGTTACGGAAGAACTCCTACTGATTCTGAATGACGAAGACGTTATTTGTGTACTGCGAAAGGCTAATGATGAGTGAAAATCTAGATACTAACCTACCAGAAGGTTCCTCCAATCTCGAACAAAAACAAGAGCCACAAACTCCTGAATATAGCGAGATTGAACAACGCGCCCTGGAAATGGGCTGGCGTCCCAAAGAAGAGTTCAATGGTGACGAGGCTGATTTTATTGATGCTGGAGAATTTGTACGCCGGAAACCTCTATTTGACAAGATTGAGAATTCCAGTCGTGAAGTAAAACAACTTCGCAAAGCATTTGATGCTCTAAAACAGCATTATACTACCGTTAAAGATGCCGAATATAATCGTGCATTAACTGCTTTAAAGAACGCTCGAAGAGAGGCTTTATCTGCTGGAGACGGTGATCGGTTTGAGACGATTGATGATGAAATTAAGCGCGTTGAAGTTGAAGCCGCGCAAATTCAAAGTGTGGGTGTGGTAGAAGAGGCTCCACAAGTTCACCCTGAGTTTGCTGCTTGGACTAACCGTAATCCTTGGTACACCAGTGAGAAACATATGAAAGTTTTTGCTGATGAACTAGGTAACAAACTAGGTGCTAGAGGTATGACTCCTCGGGAAGTTCTTGCTGAAGTAGAAAAAGCCGTTAAGGCTGAGTTTCCACACAAGTTTAGAAATTCCAATAAAGATTCAGCTCCAGACGTAGATTCAAGCGCCCCTCGTGGGAGTAAGCGTGATACTTTCGTTCTGAGCGAACAAGAAGAGCGTGTAATGAATACGCTGATCAGAAGTGATCCTAAGACATTTACAAGAGAAAAGTACATTGCAGAGCTTAAGGCTGCAAAAGGTATTAAGTAACCAAAGGAATTAATATGAGCAGACAACCAAATTCCACTGTGGCAAGTGCCCGACCAAAACGTACCCCACTCTCACAACGCAATCGCTTGTCAGTGCGTAATCAAGAGCCTGGGTATCACTATCGTATCGTTAATGCTAATCTAGAAAATGACCCAGATCGTATCCAAAGTTTTATTGATCAAGGTTATGAACTTGTTCCCCGTGATAAAGTAGGAACAGTTGGCGATAAGCGTGTGGACGGTGCAACTCCACTCGGTTCAAGTTCTGAAATTTCAGTCGGTCAAGGTACTAAAGCTGTTGTAATGCGTATTCGAGAAGACTGGTATAAGGAAGATCAAGCAGCTAAACAAGCTCTTGTGGATTCAACAGAACAAACTATGCGTAAAGATGCTGACTACGGAAAAGTAGAGTTCAGTAAGTAAACGCATAGGCCATGCCGAGTGTTTTAATTTTAACTAATTGAAAGGATAGGCAATGGCCAATACTTCAAAAATCACAGGTTTCCGCCCAATTGCTAGCGTAATTGGTGGTTCCCATAAAGGCCAGGGCCGTGTTTACGCGGTCCTAGCCTCGGATGCCACAGCGCTATTTGTTGGTGATCCTGTAAAACTTGACGGCTCAGGTCATAC